TAAAAAATAAAAAAAAGAAAAGAAGAAAAAATTAATTAGTAGGAGTTATAATGGGCGAGATTAATAGATGTTTAAGTTGTAATTGTATATGTCATTGTTCTTTAATGGAACACTCAGATATGCTAGGGGTGTGTCCTTGTACTGCTTGTATGTGCAAGAAGGATGTAGTTGTAGATAGTAATAATGAATGCGAGAGTTGTCAATAATATATGAGTGATAAAGAATTAGTTACAGAATTAAAACATCAGATTGCAGATTTAACTCAAGAGAAAGATGATGCTATTAAATTAATTTCTCAAAAAGATTCTAAGATTAAACAAATTTTAATTAAATTAGAACAATCTAATTTAGATATACACTCTATGGGTAAAAAAATCCATGCACTAGAGGAAAACGCTAGTAAAAAAGCCACTTTTAAGAGGATAATTAATGAAAAAATAGATGAGGTATTAGAAAAAAAAGATGACCTTAGTGTTGACAACGAGGATTAAAACTGATACAAGATGATATGCAATATAAAAATATAAATAAAAAAGGAAAAAACATATGGCAATAATTGAAGGCACAGCTTACTGGGCTTCTCTGACAAGACCAAATGAAAAGTTTGAACCTATGTGGAGAATAGATTTAGCAGTTGATGATAAGATTGCAACTGATTTTAAAACAAATGGTTTTAATGTTGGTGAAACAAAAGCTGATGATAAAGTTGTAAAAAATATTATCAGATTTAAACGTAAGGTATCTAAAGCAAATGGTGATAAGAACCAACAACCACAATTAGTGGATGCTGATAAGAAACCTATCGAAAAAATATTAGGTAATGGCAGTAAAGTAAAGGTTATGTATAAATCTTATGACTGGAATTTTAAAGGTAAGAAGGGCAAAGGTTTAGATTTACAAGCTGTACAGGTACTGGATTTAGTGGAATATACTCCTAAAGAAGATTTTAATATAGAAAAATCTTCCAATGGTGTTGACATCAAAGAAGATTTTTGATACAACATTAACAGTCATAATGCATGACTCATTTTCTACTCCTACAGGAGGGTCAGCTTGGCAACAGGTTGGCTCTCCTTTTTTTTAGGGATAAATAATTTATGAGGGCGACAATGGAAACAAAGAAACAAGGATTTATAAAATATCATTTACCATGTCCATTATGTGAGAGTACTGATGCAGTCTCTCTTAATGGTGATGGTTCTGCTTATTGTTTTTCATGTCAACAATATATAAAGGAATACGATATGGAAACAACACAAACAAATGGTAATGGCACACACGAATACGAAGTAAAAGATTTTGGAAAGTCTTCTGACTTTGCAGAAATTGTAGATAGAAACTTAACTGAACCTACTTGTAGAAAGTATGGGGTGAGTGTTAAGATGGATAGTATGGGTAATATAACTAATCATTATTATCCTTATCATGATAAGCAAGGTGCAAAGATTGCAACCAAGACAAGATTTACAAAGCTAAAAGAATTTACTATACAAGGTAATACAAAAAACTCAGGATTATTTGGAGAACATTTATTCTCTAAAAATAAATTTGTTATAATTACTGAGGGTGAGATAGATTGTTTATCAGCTTTTCAAATGTTTAAGACTGATAGATATGAAACACCAGTTGTTAGTATTAAGAATGGTATAACTTCTGCAGTTAAAGATATTAAAGGAAGTTTAGAATGGCTAGAACAATTTGAAAATGTTGTAGTTAATTTTGACAATGACGAGCATGGTCGTGAAGGTGCATTAAAGGTAGCTGAATTATTTAGCCCTGGAAAATGTAAGATAATGTATCTTCCTAATGATTTAAAAGATGCGTCTGATTGTTTAACTAAAAATAAATTACAGCTTTATCAAAAAGCATTTTGGAATGCAAAGGTCTATGCTCCTGATGGAATTATAAATGCTAATGTTTTGTTTGATGAGATAAGTAAACCAACATTACAAAGCTTTGTTCAATATCCTTTTGAAGGATTAAATAAAATTACTTATGGATTAAGACCATCTGAATTAGTGACGTTTACTTCAGGTAGTGGGTTAGGTAAGACTCAAGTGATGAGAGAATTAATTCATCATCTAATAAAACAAACTAAAGATAATATAGGTTTGTTAATGTTAGAAGAGACCCCTGTTATAACATCTAAAGGTATCATGAGTATCGAAGCTAATCAAAGATTACATTTACCTGATGTTCATGTTCCTAAAGAAGAATTAAGAACTTACTTTGATGCTACTGTAGGTACTGGTAGAATATTTATGTTTGACCATTTTGGTTCTAACACTATTGATAATATAATTTCTAGAGTTAGATATTTAGCTAAAGGTTTAGACTGTAAGTATATTATTATAGACCACGTTAGTATTATAGTATCAGACCAAAGTCATGGAGATGAACGTAGAGCATTAGATGAAATCATGACTAGACTTAGAACTCTTGTACAAGAAACAGGTATAGCTATGATAGTAGTCTCACATTTAAGGAGACCTGATGGTAAGGGACATGAAGAGGGTGCGGCTACATCTCTGTCTCAACTAAGAGGTTCGGCTTCTATAGGGCAGTTAAGTGACATGGTTATAGGGCTTGAGAGAGACGCACAGAACGATGACCCTGAAATCCGTAGTACCACAAGGGTAAGAGTATTAAAGAACAGATTTGCTGGTTTAACTGGACCTTGTTGTGACTTAAGATATGACATGGATACTGGAAGATTATCTGAGGTAAAGGTAGATGACTTTTGATAAAGTAATATTTGATATTGAAACAACAATGACTACAGATAAAATTTGGTGTATTGTTTGTAAACATAAGGATACTTATTATCAATTTAAAGAAGATAGAATACATAGGTTTGAAGAATTTTTAAAACAAACTAAAGAAGTTATTGGACATAACATTATTGGATTTGATATACCAGTTTTAAATAAAGCTTTTGGTTATAACATATTTAAAAATTGTAAGATAACTGATACATTAATTTTATCTAGATTACTTAACCCTATGTTAGAGGGTGGGCATTCATTAAAAAATTGGGGTGAAAAACTTTATAAAAAGAAAATGGAGTTTGATAACTTTGATTATTTTAGTGAAGAGATGTTAAAGTATTGTAGAAATGATGTTGATTTAACTGAGAAGTTATATAAATTTCTTTCTAAAAAGATGACAGACTTTGGAGAGTCAATTGAATTAGAACATAAGGTTGCCAAGATTATACAACGACAACATGAAAAAGGATTTATGATAGATGTTGTAGGTGCACATATGCTACAAGCTAAGTTCAAGGAGGACATGACTAGCTTACAATTAATAGTAAGAAAAACTTTTCCTCCATTAAAAATAGAAACAGAATTTATTCCTAAGTCTAATAATAAAACAAGAGGTTATGTTAAGGGAGTACCATTTACAAAAGTAAAATTTAAAGAATTTAATTTAGGTTCACGTCAACAAATAGCTGAACGATTAGTTATGTTAGGATGGAAACCTAAAAAGAAAACAGATAAAGGACATATCATAGTTGATGAAAAAGTTTTATCAGAAATTAAAACTATTCCTGAAGCTGAATTAATAAAAAAATTTCTCACTCTTCAGAAAAGAATTGCTCAAGTCAGTTCTTGGATTGAAGCTACTAGAGAAGATGGGAGAGTACATGGCAAAGTAATTACCAATGGTACAATTACTGGAAGGATGAGCCATCAGTCGCCCAATATGGCACAAGTTCCTGCTGTGTATTCACCCTATGGAAAAGAATGCAGAGAGTTATGGATTACAAACAAAGGTTATAAATTAGTAGGTGTTGATGCCTCAGGACTTGAGTTGAGGATGTTAGCACATTACATGAACGATAAGGAATATACACATGAAATCATTAATGGAGATATACACACAACAAATCAAACTAATGCTGGTTTGGGGTCAAGAGATGAGGCGAAGACATTTATTTACGCACTCATCTATGGTGCAGGTTCCAAAAAAATCGGAAGTATCATCAAAAGGTCTGAGAGAGATGGAGAAAGAGTTAAAGAAAAATTTCTTAGAGCTACACCAAGTTTTAAACGACTACGAGAAAGAGTGGATGGAGTGGCTCAAAAAAGATGGCTCAGAGGTCTCGACCAAAGAAAAATCCTCATAAGACACCCCCACGCTGCGTTAAACACCCTATTACAGGGTGCTGGTGCGTGTGTTATGAAGAAAGCGTTGACATTACTAGACCAATATGTTATAAATAAACGAATCAAAGCTTATCCTATTGTTAATGTACATGATGAGTTTCAATATGAGGTTGAAGATAGTAGAGCCGAAGAGTTTGGAAACTTAGCAGTACAATCAATAAGAGAGGCAGGAAAGGAATTAAAAATAAGGTGTCCGTTAGATGGAAAATATAAAATCGGAAACAACTGGGCAGAAACGCATTGATACTATAGCTACTGATATTAAAACTTTAGTAGCTGGAATATCAAATGGTAAACCTGCTAACGTCACAGAAGAAAACATGGATAAGTTCCTTAAGAATATTAAGGAAGCTTTTAATTCATGGAACAATCCTGTTAGAGAAAAAGATGGGAAGTTAAGAATGTCAGTACTAGGTAAACCACCTAGACAATTATGGTATGATAGATTTAGTCCAAAGAAAACTAAATCTTATGATGCTAGTTTAAATATTAAATTTTTATATGGACATATTTTAGAACATCTATTATTATATCTAGCAGAATTAACTGGACATAAAATAGGAGACCAACAAAAGAAAGTAGAGATAGATAATATTAAAGGACATATAGATGCGACAGTAGATGGTGAAGTGTGTGATGTTAAGTCAGCATCATCATTTAGTTTTAAGAAATTTAAAACAGGAGAGTTAGTTGGTGATGACCCATTTGGTTATCATGCCCAGTTATCAGGATATGAAACAGGTATGGGTACAAATGGAGGAGGGTTTTTGGTTATGGATAAATCAAGTGGAGATGTTTGTTTCTATAAACCTGATGAGTTAGCTAAACCTAATGTTCCAAATTTAATTAAAACTTTACAAGATACATTAAAAAGAAATTCACCACCTGATAGGTGTTATCAATTATCTGAAACTAAAGGTGGTAATAAATCTTTACCTATTGGTTGTCAGTTTTGTGCACATAAATGGGAATGTTATCAAGATGCTAATGATGGAAAAGGATTAAGAGTATTTAAATATTCTAATAGATATGTTTATTTAGCTGAAGTAAATAGACAACCGAATGTTGAAGAGATAACTCCAAACTTTTCAGAGGAATTAAAAACTTATGGAAAAAGAAAAACTGTATAAACCATTACCTGAAGGACTTAGAATTGAGAAGAGTAAGATACAGGGATTTGGTTTGTTTACTTTATTTTTTTTAAAACAGGGTACAAATCTTGGAACATCTCATATTAAGATAAAGGATGAATTAATTCGTACACCTTTAGGTGGATTTGTAAATCATTCAGATGACCCTAATTGTGTTAAAACAAAATTACATACTGATAATTATATTAAATATAATTTAGTTACTATAAAAGATATTGCAGGAGGAGAGGAACTAACTGTTAAATATACTTTTTATAATATGAGTAGTAATGGTTCTCAAACAATATCTGAAAAATTACAGGATGAATTAGAACCTATTGTTAATGCTCCTATGATGGAAACAGAATAATGAATACAAAACAAATGAGTAGGATAAGAAACAAAGCTAAACATATTATGGTTGAGTGGCTTAAAGGTTTATTAAATCCTGAAGAACAAAAGAAAGTTAATGTTAAAAATGTATTTAAATTATTACCTAATCAAACACATTATTGGCAAGGAACTACTCTACGATTACAACCTTGGTCTTATAAATGGATTGTTAAAAAATTAAAAAAGAATCCTCATTGGACTATAGATGATTTGAATAATAGTTTAGAACCTACAGAAAGAGACAAGAGAAGAGCAAGGATGGCTGAAGAAGGTCCTCTTGCTATGTAATTAAGTGGGAGTGTTAATTAATTATGAAAGGAAAATTGTTAATAAACTATATGTATGTCTCCCACTTATTTCATTTAGGAATAAGTTATGACAAGTAAAGATATGTTTAAAGGTACTACCTATACTTCATTAAGTAAACAAGTAGATGGGTCTCATTATAGTCATATGAAGATTCAACCTGCAGAATTTATTAATGAAAATAATTTAGAGTTTGCAGAAGGTAATGCTATTAAATATATTTGTAGACATCAAAGAAAAGGAAAGAGGAAGGATATAGAAAAAGCTATGCATTATTTAGAAATGATATTGGAAAGGGATTATGACGATTAATGAAGCACAAATAACTCAATTAGAAAAAAGAGCTAGAGGATTTAGAAGAATTATTTCAGCTCTTAATGATTTACCTATGTATGGAATTAATCCATCTATAGATAAAATTTTATATATAAGAATAGGTGAATTAAAAGACCATCTAAAAAAGAAGATAACTAGAAATAATGAAAAGTTAAATGAACTAAATACAACAAGTATAGATACTTTAATAGATGATGATGGACAAAGTGGTGCTATCGGTGAGGTTAATACTGAACCAAGTTTTGTTAGTAAAGATTATTTTGCAGAAAAAATTGAGTCAATTGAAGTTGATAATACAGAGGCTGTAGATGAATGAGTCTCAAGAAGACAGAGAAAATTTAACTTATGAGAATGAAACACAAAGAGAATCTTATGTTTCAATTCCATTAAAAGAATATGATAAGTTAAAAGAAGAACAATCTTTTATAAAAGATAAATCTTTAATTGCTATTATAGATAAAGTCGAAGAGCTTATAAGAGCTTTACGAAAACGTATTATAAGAGATAAATAAGTGGAAGAAAAAAATAAAGTTTTTTCCATGAAAGGAAAACCAGTTGAAGGTAAACCTACTACTTATCATATGAGATTATGTTTAGTTGGTTCGGATGATTTAGATATACAGAACATACAAACATTTGGTATAGCAGATGATGGATTCTTTATGGTTAAAACTTTAGATAATCCAAGACTACCTGTTTTTATGACAAATCCTGTTAGAGTTAGAAGTGTAGAAGTATATAAGAAGGGTGATAAACCTTTAACTAAATTAAGGAAAGATAAAAGTGATGACGAATTTTTTGTTGACTTAATGAAAAAAGCTAGTGCAACTCCCACGAAAATTAAATAAATCCAAAAGGGTTAAGAGAAAAGAAGCCGACTTGATGGGCTTCAAATTGATTATTAATAATCAAGGTCAGTTTATTACTGAACTTAAAACTTATCCCTCAGATAAAATTCCTTTACATTTTAAAAAAGAAAATGCAGGAGTTATAGTTGCTATGTTAAGAGAATGCAAAACTAATTTTACAGAGTTACATGACTATTTAGAAAAAATAGCAAGAGATGTGTACCACTCCTAAATAGGAGTTCCTTTTAAAGGAACTGGGTCAGTCTCCTTTTTTATACAATAAAATTTTATAATTGTTTGTGTTGATTCTACTTGAGTTGGAGGCATAGATAATATAATCTCATGTGATTTTGTATATCCGTCTAAAGCACAATCACGAAAACTATCATAAAGATTATTACTTTCTAATCCTGGTCCACAGAATTGTGCAACTGCATAGCATATCTTTATTACCAACAAGTACTTTATCATTTCTTTTTTTCTTTTCTAGGTGTGTTCCAGTCATATTCATCAACAGATTTTGTTCTTTTTTTTGTTCTACTATACCATCTTCTTTTTTTAAGAAAGAAAGCATAATGCTTTTTCACTAATCTCCTAAGACTTCACGTTGTAAATCTTTAATATCATATTGTTGTTCTCTAACAGAGTCAGTTGTCTTTCTTAAAATTTCTTCTAATGCTCTATAGTAAGCAGTACCTTCAGTTACTCTAGCATTAACCTCAAACATTTCTCTTGTAAATTCTTCTTTGTCTTGTGCATACTTATCAA